TCGCACAAGTCGCCGACGAAGGGCCGATGAATCCTGAAGTGATCGAAGTGATCGACGCGGCGGAGTGTACGTGCTCGAAGTGCTTGACCGTGAAGGCGACGCCCGACGATGAAGAGCGACTGACACCGAGCGAGAAGCTGAAGCGTGATATGAAACGTGCGCTCGAAACTTGGATGCAAGGCGCGCTGCTCAGCGCGATCGGATCGCTGAACATGGACGGAAGCTACAACGAATCGACGATCGACCCGAAGAAGCTCGAAGACGTGACAAAGCGCGTGATCGAGCAAGCCTTCGAGTCAGGCGCGGCGGCGCGCCTCGATGCGTCGGGTATGCGCGACGTGCCGCCGTTGTCTACGAATCCGGCGCGTGACTACATCGCGAAATACAACTTCGATCTGGTCAGCGGCGTGACTGACACGATGAAGCAACAGCTTCGCAACGCGATCGACCGCGAGCTAGTCAAAGGCGAGAAGGTCGAAGGATTCACGCTGAACCAGTTGCAAGAGCGCATCACGCAAGAGGTCAGCTCGATGCCTGAGAATCGCGCCGAGGTTGTAGCGCGAACCGAAACGGCGCGCGCCTATGCGCATGGTTCGATGAAGCAGGCGGAAGAGCTCGGGTTCGATAAGAAATATTGGAGTCTCGGCGGCAACCCGTGCGGCCTGTGCCAAGCGGCAGCAGCGAAGTACAGCAAGTCGAACGCGATCCCGATCGGCGAGCCGTACTACAGACCCGGCGAAACGATCATCGGAACAGACGGCAAGGCGTACACCGTGAAGATGCCGATCATGGCGCCGAGCGATGTGCATCCGAACTGCGTGTGTGTCAACATCGAGGAGATGTCAGAATGAATAGCGAATACATCGGCGCGGCTATCGAGCGCATGACGAAACACCTGACCGACAAGGGATACAAGTCGGCGGGCAAGATCATGATCAAGAACGTCAGCGGCATTGCGCCCGAGCACGCGGCAGCGACAAAGGCCGGGCCGTTCGAGATCCTTTCATGGGCGACGCGAAACACCGTAGACATGGAAGGCGAAGTCGTGATCCCTGACGGCGCGGACACGTCATACTTCTCGAAGAATCGCACGCTGTTCGTCGATCACGAATATGACATCATGAAGGCCGTAGGCAAGATGCGGAACATGAAGATGACTCCGCAAGGCTGGCTGCTGCGCGGCGCATTGGTGAACAATCCCGAGAACCCGTACCGCAATCAAGTGCAGAGCTTGGCCGAGGCCGGGAACATCGGCATGAGTATCGGCTTCGAGGTGCTCGATGCATCGGCGCCGAACGAACAGGAGCGCAAGGCGTACCCGAACGCACGCGGCATCATTCGCGCATGGAAGCTGCTCGAAGTCAGCTACACGGCGATGCCGATGAATCAAGACTGTCAGAGCGATCTCGTGCCGATGAGTCAACCCGAGCCGATCAAGTCGATGCGGCGCGTGGTTATTCTCTGAGTCTGTTATTCTGAATCTTGTCTCTGCGGCAAAGTCCGAGGACGGCGGCTACAAGCCTCACGATCCTGCGCGGCGCTCCAAGAGTGGCACACGCACACTTAGGAGGCCCGTCTATGGACTGGTCGAAAGTGCTGAACTTCGCGAAGAAGGAAGGCTACACGGGAAGCGACACCGACGCCGCTGCCGTGCAGGGATATCTTGCGTCGAAATCAATCACGCTCGCCGATGCCGATGGCAACGATCTCGATCTCGTTGCACTCGCGGCGAAGCCTATCGAGCCTGAGCCTGTCGCTCAGATCGAATCCGACACAAAGTCGATCGAAACACTCGCACAAGAAAACCAAGCCCTGCGCGAGCAGGCACGTCAGGCGGCTGCTGCGGCGATCAATGCCGGAGCTGTCCCCGCCGCAATCACTAAGGAGAAAAGAATGAACTCTGATATCAGCAAGAAGATGTATGACAAGAAGCCGAAGAAGGCTTTTGTCGATGCGGATCAGGCCGAGATCTTCGGCGCCACGACTCGCCTCGCACTCATGGGCGGCAAGAGCTACGGTCAGAAGGCCGCCGATCTTGAGATTGCCAAGAAAGGCCAAGTCGAGTTTGACAACACCCTCGGCGGATTCCTTGTCCCCGAAGAGTTTGTCGCACAGCTCGTCTATGCCACCGAGCCTTACGGCACGGCGCGCAAGATCGCGAATGTGGTGCGCATGGCTCGCGACTTGACCCGCGTGCCTCGCAAGACGGGCATCGCCTCGATGTCCTGGTCTTCCGAAGGCCAGAGCACGACGGTCGCCGACAATAGCTATGACAGCGTCGAACTCGCCGCGCGCAAACTTCAACTCCTCATGCAGGCTTCGAACGAACTGCTCGAAGATTCAGCGGTCAGCGTCGCCGACGATCTCGCGGCCTCGATGCGCGAGTCTTACGATAAGGCGATCGATGAAGCCTACTTCAACGGCGACGGCACTTCGACATACGGCGGCTACCTTGGATTGAAGAACGCGCTGGTTTCTGGCGCGTACATCAACGCTTCGGGTACGGCGTGGAGCAATATCACGGCGAACGACTTCACTGGCGCGCTCGGATCTTTGCAGAACGTGGACAGCTCACGCATTGCGATGGTCTGCTCACGTCAGTTCTTCTTCCAAGTCATGCTGCGATTGGAGAAGGCTACCTCTCAGTTCAAGGATCTTGCAGGCCCGGCTCTGGCTGGCGCAGATGCATCCTTCCTCGGCTATCCGGTCTACTTCTCTCAGGTGCTTCCGACAGCGTCGGCGGCTACCACGAAGAGCGTGTACATCGGCGACTTCGTCGGTGGTTCGATGGTCGGCGAGCGTCGCGATCTCACGATTGCGAGCAGCGAGCACTACGCCTTCAATACTGACACGTGGACTTGGCGCGCTACCGCTCGTGCGGCGATCGCGATTCACGGCGACGGTCGCGGTTCGACCTTCGGCAATATCGTGTGCTTGACCACGACCTAATACGTAAACTCTCATATAAGGAGAAATGATCTATGGTTCTCGGAACTCTCAGCAAATCCATCGTCGTCAATCCGTTGGCGACGGTCGCGACGAACGCCACCGCTTCGGCTGGCCCGTTCGATATCGCGGGTTTTGACAGCGTGCAGATCAAGTGCATCCACCAAGCCGCAACTGCGACGAACGCATCGGTGAAGTGGGCTGCGCTCGATGTGCGCGTCGGCAACTCGACCACGTATGCCAACGCCACGGCAGTCAACGGACTGGTCGGCACGACGAACTCGACTGCGAGTACTTCGCAGTTCGTGCTCGGCGTTCACAACAACACCAGCTTCGGCAGCGTGACTCGCTTGAACTTGCACAAGAACAAGCACGCCTACGCCTTCATCACCTATCAGACGCCCGCGACGACTAACTACAACATCCCCGCGTTCGTGGTTGATGCGTTTAGCCCTGTGCAGACTCCGAACACAGCTTCGGAATCCGGCGCGGCTGCGATCGCTTCAGCAGCGGACACGGTTGCCTGATCGATGCTTTCCTTTCACTCCGCGCGTCCGAGAGATCGGCGCGCGGAGTTTGTCGGTTGAGTGATTCAGAGTGAAAGGAACATCATGCAAGCATCGCAGAAAGTGCGCCTGAACTTAGGCGCGGGAGATTCGAACCTCGAAGGCTTCACGCCGATCGATCGCAAGCTCGGAAGCGAGGTGTATCCTTTAGACTACAAAGATGGAAGCGTCGATGAGATATACGCATCGCACGTCTTAGAGCACTTCCCATACACAAAGACGCAAGAGGTACTGAACGACTGGGTGCGCGTTCTCAAGCCCGGCGGACGTATTCGCATCGCAGTGCCGAACTTCAAGTGGTGCGCTCAGAAGTATCTCGAAGGCGCAGGCGACGTGCCGGTTCAATCGATCGTGCTCGGCGGTCGAACCGATGAGAACGACGTACACGGCGCATTGTTCGATGAGGCCGGATTGCGTTGGCAGATGGAGAAGGCGGGCCTCTTTGCGCTTCAGCCTTGGGCGTCGGACACTCGCGACTGTGCGAGCATGAACTGCTCGCTCAATCTCGAAGGGTACAAGCCGACAAAGAGCGAAGAGCTTGGCAGCCGCGTCACGGTGGTATGTACGATGCCGCGCCTGAACTGGACATACAACCGCGATAACACCACGATGGCTTGTGTCGCACTGGGCCTGAGCTATCGCTGTATGACGGGCGCGTACTTCGATCAAGCGATGGAACGCGCACTCGAAGCGGGACTGGACAAAGAGTACGTGTTGACGATCGACTACGACACGGTCTTCACGCCTGCGGATATCGAGCGCCTTGTGACGCTGATGGATCTGTACCCCGAGGCGGGCGCGATCGCGGCGCTTCAGGCCAAGCGCGGCAATGAAGGCATACCGCTTGTGGCACGCGATGAACACGATCCGATCAGCGAAGCTGAGCTTTCTGGCGATCTGTTCCGGGTGAAGTCGGCGCACTTTGGCTTGACGATCATGCGAACGAGCGTGCTACGCAAGATGTCGAAACCGTGGTTGCATCATGTCCCGGCGCCGGACGGAACATGGGGCGACGGGCGCGTTGATGCCGACGTCGCTTTCTGGCACAAACTGAACTCGGTGAGTCAGACCTATGTCAGTCCACGCGTCAACGTGGGGCATCTGCAAGTCATGGTATCTTGGGTAGATAACCAGTGGAAGGTGCTCAATCAGCACCTCGATGAGTATCAGAAGACAGGCAAACCAACAAACGTGCGAGGCTAACTATGGGCGCAGGCAAACGACTCGGACTTGATATCTCGGCAGGGAACATCGTGTACCCCGGATTTGCGCAGACAGATTGGACTGTGATCCATTCCGATCTGAAGGCGGCGGCTCCCGCATCCGGCGTACTTGTGCAACCCGGCACGTATTCCGATTCCAACGTATCACCGCTTCGAGTGCCGCCGAACGCGAACCGCGTACTTCTTCGCGTTCGATACGCAACGGCGATCTCGGCGGCGGCGACTTCGCCGTCATGCATTGTCTACGGCGCATATGGCGACGACTCCGCATTCAATGAGACGACGGGAGTATTCAACAACACAGGCTCGATTCGATGGGCGCGTCTTGATACCGCGTCAAGCGGCGGCACAACTGGAAGCAGTTTCGCGATGACACCCGGCGCGACGGACGATATTCGAGACAGCGTGTGGAAGTATGGCACGATCGTCGGCGAGCAAACAGGCACGTCTCTCTCGATTGGTTGCGGTTTCGATCTGCGCGGGTGCAAGTGGGTGATGGCGTTAACAACGGTTCCCGCTTCAGTCACGGGAGCAGGATCGGTTCAACTTGAGGCCGCGTTTATCAGCTATGTTCCGATGGCATATGCGCCGTTCGCGTAATGAGGTGACGTATGGGTGAGATCGTCAATCTGGCGGCCTATAAGACGTGGGCAGGCATCACAACGAGCACGGACGATACGCGCTTGCAAGTGCTTCTCGACTCGGCACACGCCGCCGTGAGGCGCTACTGCGGGCGCGATCTGTCCAACGGATTCGAGGCCGCAACGCGCACGGAGGACTACACCGTGGACAGCTACGAAATGCAGCTGAACGAATGGCCACTCACAAGCATTACAAGCATCGCGCCGATCGATCTGAATAACACGGTCGGCAACACGATCGACACGACTGACTACTACGTCGAGCTTGACAGCGGCATCGTGCGATGGAACGGCGCGCAGAACAATCGCGTCTTCATCGACACGTACCACAACACAGGCGTAGTTAGCAACTGGGACTGGCGGCCTAGCTTCCAGCGCGTGCGCGTTGTCTATGTGACCGGCGCGCCGCCGGCGGATCTCAAGACGGCGATCTTTCGCATGGTCGATGGTCTATACGCATCGATCCGCAAAGACAACGGCATCGCTTCGCAATCGCTCGGAAGCTGGTCAGTCACATACGCATCGCCACAGATCGCGGCACAAGCCAACGCGGACTTGCTCGATCCATTCTGTAGCACGAGGGTCAGCGGCTAATGTCATTCCTTCCGATCAGTTCGATGCCGCTTCCGATCTGGTTCATGCGACAGACGGCGACGATCACCGTGCGTGCAACATCGCAAGAGACGGCGGGATCGTGGGATCAGACCACGAATACAACGCTCACTGTGCTCTGTTGCTTGCAACCGTCGAGCTCGACTGAGTCAGCGATCTACAAGAAAGAGACAGGAAGAACCCTCTACACGTTGTACATGATGCCGAAGACTACGAGCGATGCGGCGATTCCGGCATCATCGCTCAACCATATCAGCAAGATCACGATCGACAGCGTGGATTATCAGACAGACGGCGAGTTCCTGAACTTGTGCTCAAATGACGTTGTCTACCAGATGAACGTCTTTAGAGAGGTGTGACACTTGGCACGCTTCAGCTTCAACTTCAAGAATGTTGCAAGGTTCAAGGAGCTCGTCAATCAAGGCGTGCAACGTGGCAACATGGCCGTAGCGAAGCTCGCTCAGAACTCGATGCGCGATAACTTCAGCAGAGTTGGACGCTACAAATCATCATCGCCCGGGATGCCGCCAAACATTCGGCGCGGATTCCTGCGTCGATCGATTCAAGTCAGGCCCAAAGGCGACATGAATGCCGAGGTCTGGAGCGATGCCGCGTATGCGATCATCCTTGAAAAAGGCGGCGTGATACGTCCGAAGACATCGAAGTTTCTTGTGATTCCAGTGAACAACGCCGCGAAGCGATTCTCGGAAGTGAAGCAAGGTAGTCTCAGAAACTATCCCTTCAGCTTTCAGAAACTCAAGAACGGCAAGATGTTCCTTGTCGGCGGTTTCAGTCAGAACGCCGGGTTCTACACGAACGCCAAAGGCAAGCGCGTGCGCGTGACTCCGAGAAGCGAACCGAAGTTCGTACTAAGAAAATCCGTGACGATTGAGGCGAGGCCTTACATCATGCCGACGCTCGATCGAATCAAGGGCGCCGAGTCATTGCGATACTTCAAGGGCGGCCTCGAACACTACATCAAACGTCGATTCGGAGTGGAGCTGAAGATATGAACGGCGCAGTCGTAGCACGAGCGATTCTCACAAGACTCAAAGCCGATACGACGCTTTGGGACAGCGTTGGCGGCGCATGGAAGACCGCGCTTGCAGGCGGCGCGAGCTTCAACAAGGCGAACCCGTCCGGCTTGACGTTCCCATTCCTTGTCTACAGCGTGACATGGAACGCGGACGCCAACGCCTTCGACGGACTCGAAGGCCGATGCGAGATCACCTTCACCGTGTACGACGATGACACGGAA